GAGGTTATGCTGAGACTTGCCGGGCGTGGCAAGCATCGCCATGCCCTTCTTGAGATACCATGTCTTGCCCTCAAATGTTTTAGTGCTTGTTCCTGCCACTGGGTCAAGTGTGTATCTAGTCAGGAATCCCTTTTTCTGGGTCTCATAATCTCTATATGTGTCCCCTGATGAAGTCGGTTTCAGCTCAACACCTTCAGCTTTTGCTTTCTCCACCATTGCGGTCCACGCAGATGCGGCAATCCAATGCATCTTCCCACCACCAGGCACAGCCTTCAAAAGGTTGGCAGGAAGTTTCCCTGGCTCAATACCTTTGAGGTCTTTTGGAAGAACTACGGGGACGATGTAATCCCAAGCAAGTTTACTCATGTCAATAAATCTCCACAAATAGGAGCGCAGTTTTTAAGCGCTAAGAGATTTTACAGCATTCATGTACGGGTAAATATCTACTAGCTAGCTGAATTTAAGAAATTTAGAAACCTTTCGGAATATTTGATTTGCCCCAAAGCTCCAATATGTCGGCTATCAACGCCAATTTCCCAGAAAGATTGAGATTTTTCATTTGGCTCATACTTTGCTTTATCAAAAGCATTTTCTGGTTCCTTAATATAGCCATCAATTTTAGTAAATTCAAAAACCTCATTATCGGCATCATCCCACGAATAAAAAGCTAATTTTATCCCCATTGCTTTACACGCATTTGATATCTGAATTATGGAACTCAATGAACTTTGGATACATGCTTTGAGTAGAAGATTTTGGCCATTTTTGTTCTTTTCCAGAAATCCATCGCCATCGTGAGACCAGAAACACCCAGCATCTTCATCCCATGAAAGCCTTTGCCTATATGGTTGCCCGTCTACGTAAATCCACTGTCTAGTTATTTCTGGAACTAATATCAAAAGATATTCAGGAGACCCATATTTTAATATGTATTCAAAAAATGCAGAAGCGATTTGAGGTATTGATGCACCGGGGAAAGCAACACTGTTTAGTGTAATTCCAGTTTTCTGTCTAACGATGTTTGGCCAGGCAAACTCGTCCCCCACGCCAATGCCGACAGTTACAGAACAACCCATCGTGAGTATCTTTGCACCATGTATGAAATCTTGACCAATAACACCACTTGTATTTATTCTGTAATTAACATCAGGATGTGGTTTGTGGGAGCGAACTGTATCGGTAATCAAACCAGAAACTTCATATTCTGACTTATACGTTCTAAAATCACCATCTGAGCAGAAACGCATTGTTCCGCTATAAAACATGTTTTTAGCTATGTCAAGCGTTAATTGTTTCCTGTTTGGTTTTCTCACAGGTGTGTATTTTACACAGAATTATTCGCTGTCCGGTTCTTTCATGTGAAGATACATTGAACCAGTAAAAGCAAGAACAGTTCCCCAGAGGGCAATCTGTTGGGTCAAGCCAGAAAGGGTGAAGTACATCACGGTTGCACCAGCAAGGGTGAACCCAGATGCCATAATTCCGTAAACAAACTTTCTTGCAAAGTTCTTCCAGTCCATAACTCTTACTCCATCTTCGTATTTGTAAATAGATATTCTCTTAATCCATTCAGGACCTTCGCCCTCGATTGCTCCACCTTCCTCGGCTTCTTCGTCCTCCCTGCGGACCGCAACGTCTTGTCTTGGGCCAGATGGGCTAGATGGACTAGAGCCTGGGGTTGGTATTGCACCAGCAGCGGCGGCAAGAGCCACAGTGCTGGTTACCAAGTTTACAGCAATCACACTTCGTCTTTGACCAACATTTATGGTTGACCCTAACGGTTCGTAAGTATCAAAGACTCCAGCGAACACATTTATCTCTTCTTCAAATGATTCTTTAACATCGGTTGGTGCCTCGGCGAGTGCTTCGGAAATTGCAGCGCCAGCCTCTTCGGAAACTTCGGAAACAACGATTGCGTTAAACACTGCGGATGCTTGTTCGCCGTCAATGCTTTCAAGAACCTTGGCACTCGTTGCAAGTTCGGTTGCTTGGCCTGACTCAACTCCGCCTTCTTGTTCAATCACCAACGTAACGACTTGACCAACCTGCTCGCTCGTAATTGTGTCGGATTCCAACACATCCACGATTACACCAACAGACTCGGCGTCTAGTTCATTACCCAAAACGGCAGTAAAGGTTTCAATCAAAACTTCGGTGCTTACTTCTTCGTCAAAGACTGCACCAAGAGCAGCGCCAAGATTCTCTGCCGTTAGACCGTCATCCAATACATCAACGATAAGTTCAATGGTTTCTGCATCCGAGAGGTCACTGTCAAACACACTGTCAAAGATTGCTTCTGTTTCTGACGCGCTTAGGTTTGTTTCAAGCAAGTCTCCAAGTACGGTCATGGTGTCCGCGGCCGAAATGTCCTCGTCAAACACGGCTGCCATAACTGTGTTCAGGTCGCCAGAACTAAGCGGACCATCAAAGATTGACACCAAAGCCGACACCATATTCTCAGCAGAAGTATCTTCCGAGAATGCTGAATCCAAAACTGCCGTCAACTGTTCGCTAGTGATGTCTGCATCCAACATCGTTGTTAGTGCTTCGGTGAATACATCTGCCGAAACATCTTCGGTGAACACGGCTTCTAGAACATTGTCAAACTGGGTGTTGGTAAGTTCTGCGCCAAGGAGTGTGTCAAGAACGGCACCAACCTCGTCAGCTTCAATATCAGTAGTGAACGTATTTTCAAGAATATTGTCCAATATGACTGTCGTGATTGGCTCGTTGTCTTCTATGTCTGTGACGGTATAATCATCTGGTGGAATTATTATTACTACCGTTTCGGTTTCTGTTGGGTCTATTCCAATTGGTTCTGAGTATTCTGGAATTGTTTCTGTTGGCAATTCAATTCCAGTTCCTGTTTCTACGGGAAGCGGCACCGTTGTGGATTCTGTTTCAGGCTCTGGGTATTGCGGGAGTGGCACTGTTGTACCGTATGGGGGAGTCACGACGACAGGAGCGACAGTCGTACTGGTCGTAGTTGTAGTAGTAGATGAAGTGGGTGTCGGGTCAAGAACAGTTGCATCAACGGTTACTTCAGGTCCATAGGTGCAACTACCAGTTCCAACCCCAGCACACCCAGCCGTCATTGCTTTGATGCCGAAACGAACGGGTCCATATCCAGTCGTGACAGGATTGCTACCAGAGAACATTTCAGTGCTTAACGAGTAGTTGGTTCCTTGATTAGTCCAAACCCCCCAACCACCCGATGTTGCTCCACCAATTACGGTGAGGTCATAAAAACTAACCGAGTAACCGTAGATAGAAGTATTACTTGCCGCCGACGCATCCCAATCAAGGTCAACACTTCCGTCTGCGTTTGCAACAGCCGTCAGGTTTGTAACTGGATTAAGGTAAGCCGCAGTGATTGTGTTGTTGGACTCGACATATCCAGAGCCTGAGAAATTGTTTGTGTTTTGCGCAGTAGTGCCAAATGTGTTTTCACTGGCTGTGGAGAACGAGTTCGCACTTACTCCGTTGTACACAGAAGAACCGTTATTCCAATTGTTTGCAAACTGAATAGCGGTTGTGTTGCCATTGAATGTGTTACCTGAAACCGTTTGATTACCAGCGCCAACCGCCCAACTTGTCGGAATCCATGAAGAGAAGTACACACCAACACCGTTTGAAGTAAATGTTGAATTTAGAACCTGCTGACGGTTGAGCCCCCCTAAATATGCACCAAACTGTGTGTTGCCTGTGAACTGGCTGTTATTTATTTTGACAAAGCGCTCGGTACGAATGCCATAAGTATTTGATGTAAATGTAGAGTCGTTGACATAAATGCGGTTTGAGTAATCAGTATCTGTAAGACTTAAGGCCGACGGGGTACCACCATGGTCAGAGGTAATGGCGTAACCGTTATTGGTGAATTGAGAATTATTGAATGTGGTAACTCCACCGCCACCTTGGTAGAAAGCCCACGATGAATGACTGGAAATCTTTATACGATTGAACGTCATTGTTCCGGAGGCGTTGTAAATCAGACCACCGTTCCATGACACGTTTTTACCTTGTTTGAATGTCATGTCCTCAATAACAATTGTTCTTGAGCCACTGTTGTAAATTGCTCGGTACAAATTGTTGCCGTCAATAATTGTTGTAGCCATACCCGTTCCGGTAATTGTTATGTCATCAGTAATTGCGGGCAGGTCAGAAGTAAGAGTGATTGTTCCAGTGTTTCCTGGAGCAAAGGTAATGGTGTTAATAGTGGCTGAAGCGTTTGCTGTAGTGATAGCCCAACGCAAAGAGCCCGAGTCAGAGGTGTCTGAGAGATTTTCAACAATGACAGATGTTGGGGCTGGAACCGTGATTGACGCAGCCGAGTTTGCCGTTAGTGAACCAATTGAGTTTGTTTTGGTTACGGCTACTCGTATTTGTTTCGCAACATCACCCGAACCAATTGTGTATGTTGAGGATGTTGCGCCAGATATATTTGTCCATGTGCACGAAGAGGGAGTGCAGGATTGCCACTGATAGGTTGTCGCAGTTACAGCAGAGCCACCGTCACCCCAAGTTCCATCAACTGCGGTCAGAGTTTCTCCATACTCAATAGTTCCAGACATTGATGTTCCACCAGATGTTGTAGGAGCAGTGGCCCCTGCAAGCAAAGCAAACGACCGACTTACCGTGGATGCTGATACGTATGAGTTATTAGAAGAACTATTTGCGGAGATGGTGCAAATTCCTGTTTGACTAGCCAACACCGTCACCGTTGCAGTTGAAGTTCCACCACTATCAGTTGACGAGCCAACGGTGCATTTGCCTGTAGTGCTGGATGTAAAAGTAACCGACAGTCCAGAAGTGGCAGTGGCTGAGACAGTAAATGTCTGGTTTGACGAAGAGGTAACTATGTCGGCAGGCTGAGCGAAGGTAATAGTGTTTGCGCTGGCTACAGATATTGCTGAGTCAATATACATTGATGCACCAAGGACTTGACCGCCCGTTGCGTCATAGGAACCATTCACGAACCTAAATCTGTAATAACCAGTAGATGGGACTATGCCACTAGACGTAACCCAACCTTGGTTTTGCCCACGTCCATATGAAACTAAAGTTGAAGTAGCACTAGAGCCATAGTCGTATGAGTTCCCACTCGCAGAAACCTCAACTAAGTATCCGTATGCTTCGTAGTCGTCACCACCACCAGCTGCGGCCCAGTCAAAAGAAATTGATTGATTTGCCGTAGCAGGAAACGGCTCGGTCCATATTTCTGGTCCAAACGCCGAACCGTATGTTCCATGACCATTACAAGCATTGGCATAGGAAATAGTGCCAGAAGAGAAGAGACGAATTACTCCACTACGTCCACCATATTCTTCTCCTGTAGATGTTGAGTAGGACAGGTTCTGGGTAGTCGCTTCTTGGCCTTCGTACAACTGCTGTTCTCGCGTGTAGTTCTTGTCGGTTACATAGGAGTAGGAATCGCCAGAGGTGGTATCGGTGCCGGTCATTGTGTACGGCCCAATGCCCTGCTTGCCTAGAGCCGCACATTGGGTTCGGCTTGCCAACGAACCTAGGGTTACTTTTGCCGCCACAGTTGACTCAAAAACAGGCGACAATGCCTGAACTGGCGAAGAAAAGCCAAAAATCGATACAAACAAAAGAAACACTGACGGAACAGCCATTATGGCTGCAGGCTTATTTATACGACGACGCTGACCGAACATCTATCCTCCAAAAAAATACCTCCAATTCTAGCACTGAGCCGATATTGGCTGATGAATTATTAGTGGTGTACGATATTTTGATGACCCACAACGGATTTGGAAAAATTCTTCCGATTTCAATTTACGATATTGAGCTGATGTCAGTAAATAATGAAACCAGCGACATGCTGTCAAGACGAAAAGGGAAAGTAACCCTTATTTTCAACGTCGCTGCTGGCTGTGGGAACATACCGCAACACTCGGTAATTGAGGAACTAAATCAAAAATACAAGGATGAAGATGATTTCAGCATTCTTGCCGTAGTCGTTGATGACTTCACATGCCACGGATATCCAGAATTTCAAAACGGCATAAAGTCATACATTGAGGAAAACAGCCTTGAAATGACCCCAGGTCAAGTAGCAGAAAAGTATGCTGTTGACCATTTCGGAGTGACTTATGAGTTCTCCGAACTAACAAATGGAAGATATGACAAGCATAGATATGACAAGAGTTTTGTTCCCGGACTTGTCAAGGAGCAAGAGCAACATACGCTTTGGCATTACCTGACAGGAGCTTACGAAGCCGAAATCAATCCAATGAATGGGCTGCCTTACCATGCTGAAGAAGTACCGTGGTCAGAAGTTGAACCAATTGATATTGAAGATAAAAAAACGTTCCCACCTCTTAGGGGTAATTTTGAAAAGTTCTTGATTGACAGAACTGGAACCAGGGTAAAAAGATATGCAAATGGCTTCCTTCTTGGAGAAAGAGACCAGATAGGCGCTACGTTCCCTTGGGTCAAAGAAAAATATCAAGACAACGGAAAACGTGACTGGAACCCAGTTGTGACACCACAAGAAAATCAAGACAAAACACCCAAGGGGCAAAAGTCAAGTTGGCCAACAAAAGAACAAAGAAACGGTATTGAGTTTTCGCTTAGTTCAATCAGCGAAGATATAGACGAGTATCTAAATCAAAAAATCAAATAGCCCTATCAGCTATTTTACGTTTTTCAACTGGCTCAAGTCTTCCGTGATGTTTTGCTTCACCATCTTTTCTAACCCAAGTCATTCCATATGTCGCATCAAGGTTCTCTGTTCCCTCTCTGCGAAGAAGCCTCTCTGCCATTGACTGAAAGGTTGGGTCGTCACTAAGGTTTAAGTATGAATTATGTGACCACGGAAGGTCGTAGAAAGCTGGCGCATTCACCAGCAGCGCTCCAGCAGTGGTCCAGTGCTCTTCTATTCTTGGGTCTTCGTGAACAATGGGGCCAGACAGGCAATATGCAGGAACATCAATTCCCACAAGCGGCCTGTTGACTTCAAGCATTTTCTCAATTGCCAGGCTATCTAGAGACATATCGGAGTCAATGTACAAAACCGCAGAGTAATTAATCACTCCGTAGTTAAGCTCTGTGCAATCTTCTCCCCAGTGATGGCCACTCGTAATCCTGTTTCTTTGAGCAAACTCTCTTATCAGATTTCTTCCGGTTTCTATTCGAATCCATCTATTCCCAGAATCAACCTTGGCTTGCATGTCGTTTATTGAGTATGTCCAATAATCGCCGTTTACTTCCCGAAGAGCATCAATCACTTCGTTAAATGGCTCTATGCCCCTGTTGTCTAATTCAAAAGCAGCAAACCATTTGACGTTTGGAAACTTTCTGCATATTTCAGCCTTATCGGCAAGCCAGTTGAGATGTTCTTTAGCATCACACTTCCAAGCAACTAGTGGCGTCCCAATAACAAAATGTTTTTCATAATCAATTGGTTTTAGGACAGGAGAGTCTGAAAGCTTGAACTTGGGCTTATTTAACTTTGCAACGAAGTCCGAACAAACACCAGTATATTGAATTTGCCAGTCGCTATCAATATCCCACCATGATGTTTCTGGCATTACATTTATGCACTTTGCTGAACTTGGTTTTTTCCCTGGATAGGCCCAGACATAGCCTCTACTTGTTATTGTGTAGTCATCTACGTTGTGAAAAAAGCAGTGCAGTTCGTTTCTTAAAGAGAAACTTAGTGCTTCAGAATTCTTGCAATGAACCCAAATTTGATTAGTTCTATCAGTCAACCACTCTGTTGGTACAGGGTATTGTGGCTGGTCATGACCTAAAAAGGGGCCAGATTCAGTTACCCATAAATCAACTTCAACATCAAAACCTTGAGCTATAGCTTCTTCGACGTATTGAGGTGTGTTTTCACGTTCTGGATTCTTTCCAGAAATATTACCTCTGTGAGATATGTAAATCATTTTTCAACCTGAACCCAAATCCAATTTTTGTGGTTATCCCCAGGACCAGTTTGTTGAATATCAGACTTATAATTTTTGAATCCGATTTTATTAACTAGGTCATCTATCAAATCGTTTTCATCAGCAATACTTACGTCGGAGTGACCGTTTGTGCTTCCTGCATTGTAGTTATTATCGTAATAACCAGCAGTTGGTATTTCGCCTTTTCCGCCGTAACCCATCTGGAAACACAACTTTCCGCCTGGCTTCAAGACTCTGAAGATATCTTTCAGAATGTTGAATCTAATTTCATGCACACAAATATGCTGAAAACAAATAACTGCAAAAACAACATCGTAAATGTCATCGCCAATTGCCGACAGATTATCTCCACTGGTTACATAGAGGTTTGGCTCTGAAATATTGTTTGCTTTTGTATTGATTCTGGCTTTTTCTATGTTTACATCAGATATATCAATTCCGTCAACTCGAGCAAATCTGTCTGCAAACTTGACCAAGTTTCTTCCAGGTCCGCATCCATATTCAAGTGCTACAAGACCATTTGTATCAAAGTCCTTGAACAAGAAATTGTCATAGTCTGACCAGTTGTTGTGTGCGTCGTATGAGCCGACAACTGGGTCTCTGAAATCAAGTGACCACTTTGATGCATATTCGTCATAATATGAATTTTGCATAGCTAGATAATCTTTTTTACTTTTGCTCATTTGTTGTTCTCCAAGTAGTAGTTGAGGTCTTCTGGTGTTCCAATGCCCCACATCTTGGGAACTTCCTTAATCCGAATCTTTTTTCCATCTTGAATTGCTTCATTGAATACTGGACATACATAGAACTCGTTATTGGTTCTGATATCTTTTTCAATCATTTGATTTGCGTATTTCACGTAATCCGAGCCGTGCTTCCAGTAATAAATCCCAACTGTGGCATTATCTGAAATCGGGTTCTTTTCTGCAACCTCATTGACAAGGCCGTCATCTCCAAGCTTCGCGTATGACCACTTTGGGTGAGTTGCCTTAAATGTAAGAATCCCACCATCAACACCTTCTGCTCCAAATGCGTACAAGCACTCGTTGCTATTCCAGTCCACTATCTGGTCGGAGTTTGCCATCAATAATGGTTCGTCGTTATCTATTAGACCAGATGCCAAAAGCGTCGTGCATGCAGCACCTTCGGTCATTCCATCAACTAAAACAATGTCGCAACCTGGCTTGATGAGTCCTAATACTTGTTTTAGGTTGTATTTCTCGTAATGTTCTTTTTGAACAAGAAATATGAAGTGAGCATCAATATTCAAGTTCTCGACAACAACTTGAATCATTGGCTTCCCGTTAACTTCGATTAGCGGTTTTGGAAACGTATATCCAGCCTGTGCAAAGCGTGAACCAGCTCCAGCCATTGGTATCAAAACATTCATTTTTTCGTTCCTCCATGCAACAGGCTTCTTGCCTCTTGTCTCTATTTCATCAACAAAGCGCATTAAACGTTCTTTGTTCAAGTCACTGGCGTTCTTTATTGCATGTAGGTTTGCTCCCGAACTAAGCGCCCCTTCTCTGCCGATATGGGAATCCTCAATAATTATAGTATTTGCAGGTGATGCATCAAGTGAAACCATGCATTGCCAATACATCTCTGGGTGCGGCTTGTGGTTCCTTACATCTTCATTGCTCATTATGTAACTGACATATTTGAGCACACCAATTGCATCTAGTGCCGTAATAACAGTGTCTCTTATGGCATTTGATGCAACAGCTATTCGCCAACCCCTTTCCTTAAGCGTCTGCATTATGTCAATGGCTATATAGTTTTTGGGAAAACCTGAAAGTATTTGGAGGGTGGCTTTTTGCTTATCTTCCCAAACCTGTTGATGCGCTGACTCTGGTAAACCCTTTTCCTCAGTGAGCATCTTTAGTTTTGTCGTTGTTCCAAGACCGTCATATCTGGATAGGTGCTCTTCTTCGGAAATAACATACTCTTGTCCAATTCGACTTAGAGCGATATTCAGCGAATCGTAGTGAACTTCTCGTGATTCAATCAGAACCCCATCAAGGTCAAAGATGACAAGAAAGTTATTTTTCATTTGGATTGGGCCCTGCGTGTCTATGCCACTTGTTGTGACGGACAATGCTATTTCCGTTGCACTTCATTACGTATTTGTTGCGCACACGCATTGACCACTCAACATCTTCTTCTTCGTTCCACCCGCGCGATTCATCAAGAGGTTCCTCAATCATGACGTGCTTTTTAATCATGAAGAATCCACCAGATATGTACATGTATTGAGTCTGCGTCCAGTCGCTATAGTCGAGCGACCATGCTCTGCCGTGTCCCGGCTTGTCCCATAATGACCAGTCCATTGGATTTCTGGCGCCAGTAACTAGATATTGAGGGCACGAGCATATTTCCCAGTCTGTTCCAAATGACTTAAACTCTTCGTACCATCTTGAGTCAAAGGTATGGTAGTCATGCATTAGTACAATATTTTCGTACTTTGCATTTTGAACAAGAATATTTTTCTTGCGAGTAATCCATCGCGGCTTAATTGATTCGTCAAAATCAATCTTTACAATATCTTCGCCATCAACCCCACTTGAATCGCCACCGCCAACAAGCAAAATCTCATACTCTGGAATATTCAATTGACGTATGCTGGATAATATCTCCAGTAAACGAGCATTATCCTCATATACGGTAATAATTCCAAATGTCCAAGCTATATCGTTCATCAAACAGAACCAGACTCGTTAAAATTATCAATAAGTATTTTTTTAAAAACTGAATCCCACTCTGGACCCCTAGCGGTCATTGTGAAATCTTGTAGCCGTTCAAGGTTGTGGCCCACCTCGTCAGTACGCAATTGCCTATCGCGTAATTCATCAAAATGATAAGCCCAATCATCGTCGTTATATGCGACGCGACCAATCTCGCCTTCCTTTGCAAGATATTCGTATTCTGGAGAGTATGAAGAAATAAACGGAACACCAGCTGCGGCGTATTCAAGTCCTTTAATAAAAGATTTAGCGTGGTTAAATTTGACGTTACTAAGTGGAACAATCCCAATATCAATTGGTTCAAAAAGCTTTGGGTATGAACCGATTGGAACAAGTGGCATGGTTCTTACAATGCTCGACGGAATACCCAGTTGCGAAGCTGCAGTTGGAGCGCCGTTGCTCGTGTGGCCAGAATGATGAAAAACCATTTTTCTGCTCTGGAGATATGGACCCATAAACGAAGAGAGCTGTTCAAGGTCGCCAGAACGCCACGGCGTTGCACCAACCCAGCCAATCTTGAGCCTATGGTTTTGTGTTATGCGTCTTGGCTTCCAGCGCTCAATATCAATCCCATTGCGGACCATATAAACATTGCTTCTTTTTGCAGAATAGTATTCATACAAAAACGGAGTTGAAGTTATGACAGCGTCAGCACGCATTATTATTTCAGAATAAATTTCTCGGTTGTTATCTGGGTTGCTCTTTGGGTCGGTTGCCGCATATGCCCTATTTGTTGGTTCTAAACCATCAAACCAGTCATCAATATCAACAACGATTTTTTGTCCTAATTCTTTTGCCCGTGGCATGTATTCAAGGACTTGTCTTTGCATCAAGAGTTTGAATACGATGATGTCCCAGCCGTGGATTATTTTTCCATCATTGATAATTAACCCGAAACCTTTTTCATTCGTGAAACCAGGAAATCCGAGGCCAGTCATCCATCCAAATTTTTTGAGTTGGTCCATTGGTAGCTTGCATCTATACCAAGCGCAACCGTTTGGCTGGAGTGGGTCAGTCCCCCACGCCCAGTCTCCAGTTATGTAACCTATTGTCGGTTTGCGTTTTTTGT